TTTTGGGGGCGTCTTTTTGCCGGTGACTTGCTGGTTGGCCTCCAGACGCAGGAGGAAGTGATCGACGTGGAATCCGTCAAGGTTTCCGTTGGGATTGACGAACTCAACGCAAAGGTTCAGGCTGCACCAGTTGTTGAACCTGAACCGGCCAAGCCGGTTGAGGAACCTGATGACCTCTTCTGAATTTCTGACTGATTTGCAACTTGCTGCGCGGTGGCATCTGCACCGCCAGACGTTGATTAGGTGGCGGTCCAGTAATACTGGCCCTGCCTTTACCAAGATCAACGGTCGCGTGCTCTATCCCCTGGCCGAGGTGGAGCAATACGAAAAGGCCAACACCATCACACCTGACAACCAATGACACCACTCGAAATTATTGCAACTGTTTTGCGTGCCAGTTGCCATCAATTCATCGGCCGCCTCGGTGCCGATGTTGAAATTAAATATTTTGATAATGGCAACGCTGTAGCAAAGGGCCGGATGGCCATCAACAAACCTGGGGCCAAGCGTGACGATGGGCAGGCGCCTGACTGGTTCACCGTTGAAGTCTGGGGGCAAGAAGCTCAGGCGTTCATGGATCAGGCCAAGAAAGGCGATCGCATTGGCGTCACTGGTCGGGTCAAGACCAATAAGTGGACCACCAAGACTGGTGAGGAACGCACTGATCTAATCGTCACGGCTGAGGCATGGCGCAAGATGGATCAAGTGGTCCCTGCTACTCCTGCTGTAACCACCGCAGCCGAAAACCTAGCGGCTGCCACTGGCGGGTCTGTGGTTGATGTCGGTGAGGTGTACGACCTGTTCTAAGGCTTCATTAGCAGCAGCTCCAGTCGTGCGATCTCATTGGTCGCCTGCTGGAGCAATGCTTGTTGAAGGTTCCATGAGCGGTAAAGCGTTGCCGCAAGTGGTCCGACGTTTTGGGTTATCTCAAGACGCCGGGCCATTACCTCGATTTTCAGTTGATCCTCGGTCGCAACCCTTGGAATCATCCACTGTCCGAATTGTTCCACTTTTGAGGAGCAGATTGCTCCCATGATGCCCGATGAATTGCCCGAATTGCCGTAGCAAGAACCACCGGACACCAGTGACCAACGGGCACCTGCCTGATGAGGTGGTCCGCAAACGGGTCTGTGGGTCTTGCGGCCATGCGTGGTTTACGGTCGAGGTGCGTGTGCCGGACTACGCCATTGGCTGGTCTGATCGGCACCAGCACAAGCCGGTGCTGCGGACTCCGATCACGCTGGAGTCAAGCTTTGTCGAGGCTGCTGACGTGATGGAAAACCTTGCCAAGGCCAATGCTGCGATCCAGAAAAAAACAGCGCTCAAGTACGACGAAGATTTGTAACGCGCCATTGACCCACGCCGCAGGTGGTGTATAGTACCGGGACAGGTGCAAGCCTCCTGCATCCAATCAAATCCAATCCAATGATCAACAATCCTTTTGTCAACCGCCTTGCTGTCATCGTCCTGATGTTTGCGGTTTACGCCGCTGGTGTCAGCGGTGGCCGTGAACAGACCGTGCATACCACTCAAGGTGAGCCCGTTTGCCAGCAGGTGCTCAAGCCATGACCTTGCGCAACTACTATTTCCGCATTCGTGATGCCAACGTCTACGAGTGCATCAAAGCCACCAGCTGGCTTGAAGCCAAAGCCATTGCCACCGAGGAATGGCTCCCCTACTGGAACCAGATTGAATGGCTCACGCCTACTGACCACCATCAAGTAAAACTTCCCAATGTCTGACATCCAAGGTGCGCTGCTCCTGTGGCGCGAAGATGATCACGCCCGCTACGGCGATGGCATCAGCCGTCCCGTACCCAAAGCACGCACCAAGCTCTATACCCTGATCGTGTACAAATCCGGCTCCATGCCAATGACCATGACCATGCGTGCCGAAAGCAAAGCGGCTGCTATCACTTACGCCCAGAACCGCTGGCCCAGCGCAACAGTAGAAGCGATGTAATGACCAAGATCTCCCCGGAGGCTGTCCGCGACATCCTTCTGTCGCCTGAGACCCACAAGATCATGGCTGAGCGGCATGGTGTTTCTCGCCAAACCGTTGAGCAAATACGTTTTGGCGTAGGTCATAAAAAGTTATTTCCTGAGATTCCTCGGCGAAATTCCTTTGCCGAGCACTCCTGCGAATGCTGTGGCCTATGGCTCAAAGGTAAATGCTCGCTTGATTTCCCCGAGCCAGCACAGAACCTTTTCTTTGCTGGGGAATGCAACATCTTTACCAAAGCATCCAATGATTGATCCACTTCAGCGTCTACAAGCACTGGTAAGCGATTCCGGCCTGTTCAAGGCTGGACGCGACCATGAACGCGAACACGTCAAAGCCTTGCTTCGTGTCCGCATGGATCAATTGCATCACAATTCGATAGCGTGGCAGGAGTGCCGCAACCTGTACAACATCATCAAATGAAGCAAGCCGAACTGGACAACCGCCGCCACCAAATGATGGAAGCGCTCTATGCACGCAGTGGTCGCACTTGCAACACCTACACAGGGCTGTGGGATGAGTTTGCCCATGACCTTGCCAACAACACGCGGGATGTCGAGTATGAGGAGCTTTTCAATGCTGTTTGCCTTGCCATGAGCGACACCCAGTCGGTGCTGGTCGAGAAGCACGCGCAGCAAGCTATCCAGGTTGTCCGCCGCTACATCTTGGGCAAATGGGCGTAGGAGCAGCATCAAAGCGTAATCGCAACCTTACGGTCAATATCCGTGTCACTGAAGAGGAAGTTACTGCCGCCAGAGCTTTTGGCAATGGCAATGCCTCTCACGGTTATCGCATGGCTCTACGGATTGCCACTGGTCGTAAATCCAAACCGATCCCATTGAGTACACTGCTGCGAGCGGCTGCCGAAATGGCGGCTGATCTTGAAGCCTCACCTAAACGCGGAGCACCTAGGCAATCAACATGAATGAACCGTTTTTCAAGTCCTATCTTCTTGGTCGCAACTTCCTGCTTGAGGACATTAAGACCCTTAGCAACGTAGAGCTGGACACTCTGAACATTGAAACCATGGCTGCCCTTGAGGAAGCCCGGTATCAGTACGCACGAGTTGAAGATAAAACCACCGCAGATGGCGGCACTGTGTTTGCTCGGATGAAGATTGCGGGTTATTTCCAGGCTGCTATCAGGTTGGAGCTGGAGACCAATGACTGATCTGGTCAACCATCCGCCGCATTACACAGCTGGCGCGGTGGAAGCAATTGACGTGATCGAAGGCGCCATTGCTGATGCTCCGTTCCCTGCGGGTGGCTATCTGCAAGGGCAGGTGTTGAAATACGTGCTGAGGTTGTGGCTCAAGGGCAACGCTTCTCAGGACGCGAAAAAAGCGCGTTGGTATCTCGACCGTCTTATTGCCAGGCTGGAACTATGAGAGCACCATTTCTAAATTGGCTTGAAAACTGCGCTGTCCGTTTTCTGCTGTCCAGTCCACGGGTTGGCTTTGTTGCGATCAAACATTACGGGTATGACTACCTGTACGTTGTTCAAGATCCAACAGATCCGCAAGTGGCCGCAATTATGGAGCAATTTATTGAGCCACCAGAACCGCTGTCGATGCAACTGGAACGGTTGTATCACGAGCCTGCTTACGGCGAAAGTGAATGATTGTTCTCTACAGCGGCAGAGTCATTGTTGAGCGCTTGCGGTTGTCCGACAACTGGCGGGCCAAGATTCGTTTGCCGGGTCGTCCAGAAACAATTCTTGACCTTTGCACACCAGACGTGCGAGAGGCCTACATCCGTGCGCAGTACCACTACCTTGCGTTACGCAAAAACCAACCAATCGAAGAAATTGAATCCGAATTCCATGGAAAAGCTAAATGCTGGTCTTGTATCCATTGGTTACCACGCGGCAACGAATGCAGCCTTGGGTTCCCCGAGGCACGGCAGAATGGGGGGCGCTTTGCCGCACGCTGCGGGTTGTACGACGATGGAAAGGAAGGTATTGGACAGGATGGACCGGGGCGATGGCCGCTGGATTGAACTGCTAGACCACAGTTTTGGTGAGGAGCCTGTGTATCGTGCCTGCGGCCAGAACGGCGCCTTGTGCAGGTACACCAATGACCTGTGGCAGGCTGAGATCTATGTGCAGTATTACTGAGTAAGCCAAGAGTCAATGGCTTCCTCGCGGGTCAGATTGTAGAACGGCTGGACACGAAACCACTCGCGCCAGTCACGGTGGCCTTTGCTGCCGTTACAGGTGATGCAAGCACCGCAAAGGTTTTCTGGTACGGTCAGGCCGCCCAGCACCTTGGGGATGATGTGGTCCAGCGTGGCGCTACGGGGGCCAAGCTGCTCGTTGCAGTAGGCGCAGCAGTAATCACTTCGTAATAACACTGCATCACGCCACCGCCGCTTCGCCTCCTTCCTCGGAATCAATGTCGTCCCGTCGATCTGATGATCCACTGTTGGCATCTGGCAGGGGAAACATTTCGATTTCAAGCGACAGCAGATCATCCTCGTTCTCAATGAACTCGGTGATCCGTGCGTACAGGTCTGCTGGCAGTTCTTCGGGGTCAGTCTCCGAACGAACCACCACCAGGGCAGTGATTTCGAACAGGTATGGCCGCACGAAAAAGTTGCCGCTGCTACCAGCCTAGCTGGCGCGGACAAACGTAAAGAAATGCAACAACATTGCCAGACGCACCGTCTGCGGTGTATTCTGTTCCTACGGGAGGCAACTCCCGCAATCAAATCAAATCAAATCCAATGAACATTACACACGCTTCCACCAAGGCCGACATCATCGACGCATCCTGCGAGGTGATCGACACCCAAGCCGAGCAGATCAACGACCTCAAGGAACGCCAACTGATCCTCTGGACCATCGTTGG